ATTAATCTAGCATCGCTATCCCTGAGGTGTGGGTAAGTCTCAAGCATATATTCTACCTTATCTTTTATAAGTTTAATATCTTTTAACATTTTACTCTAATTTATGTCCGTTCTTTCTATAATGATTGTATATCTTCTTCGCCTCTTCGTATGACTCGCACTCCACAACAAAGTCAAACCAATCTTCATTCTCAAACCTATACAATTTCATCCCCTTCTTCCCTTTTTTCATAAGTGTAAGTTTCTTTATTTTCGTGTGTAATAGTGCAACTTTTTACTCCACTCAGCTTCTTATATAGCCAAGAATCGCTTACTCTTAGGTCTATTGCACACTCTTTAATACTCCTGTATGCACCAGCTATGTTTCCATCACTATTCTTTACAATAAGTTTAATTGATTTATATCTAGTAGGTTGCCCTGTAGAAATATTTATATTACCTCCCATATAGTTGTTTTTTAAGCTTAAATGAAAATCTATTAAATAATTTACATATGGTTCCTCTAGACTAAATCTACTAGCTATTGTGCTAATTGTGTTTTCTTCTTCTGTACAAAAGAAGTTTATTACATTATTATAATCACTAGCCTTTATGCAATATATTGTATTACTCATTTTATACTAAGTCTTTTAAGTTCTTAATCCTTTTGTAACCTACATTGTATCTAGCATTGTGTGGAGCATCCATAAGGAATGTGCATATCCCTGCCTTGTTTAACTCTATGAAGTTGTCATACCTGTCATCAACAAATATATCTATACCCGATTCCTTAGCTATCTGTATCTTAGAATCATTCAACCCAACTGTATATACCTTCACTGTTGGAAATCCATATTTCTGTAACCATGCCTCAGTCCACTTTGTAGGTATAGGTCTACTAGTTATGTAACAGTGTGGCTCAAATGGTAAGTCTTTAGGGTCAATTTTAGGTTTGATATTCATCCAAAAACTCTCATCGTCAGCTATCACCTTGAATTTTTCTTTAATATCTCTATCAAAATTCCAAAACTCAGGTCTGTCTCCACCATATTTTTCAATCCAACTATCTACCCAATCAGCTATTACTTCATCTATATCTAACCCAATTTTAGGTTGCTCTAGGTATCTATGTGGCCTATCGTCTCCCTGTGGATATATTTTATAGAATGCAGTCAAGAAGTGTGCGTTGCACGCTAAGTGTGATGCATGTAATTCACCTGACTCACTATCATAGTCCTCACCATGCTCCATTGCGTGTAGGTGTCTCTTTAGAGATGCTATGACAGATGTCCAAGACATCCCTCTCTCCCAATTCCTGTCCTCATATTTGTTTGCTCCATTTGTAAGCACCTTTACCATCTGCTCATGTGCCCAAGGGTGTACTAAGTCAAACCTTAGTTTATTTTTATTATACCTCAAACCCTTATGCCCAAGAGCAACTTGTGTGTCTTTATTGTTCTCCATCCACTCAGTTGATTCATCATACAGATTATCAAATGATGGAAAATCGCTAAGGAGGCCCTTATCTATTTTTTCCTTCTCTTTCTTCTCCATCTCCTTTACCACGTTTACCTTTATAGGTTCACCTTTGTACTCATTATTAATTGATCTCATATTTTATTCTATTTAATTGTTAAAATGCTTCTTCTACTGTAGTAGACTGTTGTTTCATTTTTGCCCTTACACCCATCTTAGACATAAGTGCCTTGTACATTGGATTATCTCCATTTATATCCCAGTACCCTAAGAAGTCGTTCCTATATTCCCACACAAGTTCTGACCACTCGTCATTTGAATGAACTCTACCACCTGTCTCTACCTCCTTTACCTTACTCATAATGAATTGCATAGTCTTCCTAACCTCTTTATCAGTGTGATTTACAACTCTGTGCACTACAAAGAAATCATCTACTCTATATGGAAAGTCTGCACCACCCTGTATACTGTATTTAGATGGTGGCTTTAGGTATCCATATTCATCTATATTCTTTCTAGGAGACTCTGATGAAGGGTGTGCCATTATATATACTGAACAATACTTCTCAGCAAATACTCTTAACTCTGATAATATCTCATTATTAAAGCTATAGCCATTGCCTGTAACCTTAAAGAAGTTATAAGGGTCAATCAGCAGGGCATCTATACCAAACTCTTCATACAATTTTTTACCCATATCTATAACATCTTTTATGGAGTAGTGTTTTCTGTTTGATATAATTTTAAAGTTATCCCTAGACTGTATCTTATAATCCTCAAATAGTGCTGAACTAGTGTTGAATTGCTTTATCATCTTTCCCGATGAGGCCTCTATCAATCTCCTCCTAGACATAGCAGTTCTATTCTCAGGCATTATCATTCCCCACCTCCAACCATGCAATAGGTTAGATGCCACTGCCATATGCAACATATAGATAGACTTCCCCACACCACCATATCCCAACCCTATATTCAGAGAATTTCTCTTAAATCTAAAGTATTCGTCTAATTCTCTCCAACCTGTAGATAGGCCTTGCTCTATTTCATCCTTTCTAGCCTGCTCTAGATAATCATTTTCCTCTATATCGTCAGACAAGAATGTTAGTTTATCTAGTGACTCTTCCCACTCCAATTCCTCTAGGAGTTCTTTTGAACTAGCCTTTAGTTTTTCATCTTCCACACCATAACCCATTTCAAATAATTTGGCATAGGCTACATCGTATCTGCCACCACACTCTAACTCTGCGAATATGGCGTGATTATTGTATGGCCTCTCTTCCTCAAAGTGGTCTTGTGATGTAGTAAAGACATACAGGAACTTACCATCCTTGTGGTATCCTGCAGATATCCCATCACTTATATCTTTGTCGGGCCTTGTTAAGTTAATCCATTCAGAGTCTTCACTGTGGACAGTCCAACCATTATCTACAAGTACCTCTATCCCCTTATCGGGAGTCCCATTGTACTTTGGAAACTTCCTAAAGTATATCTTGTCCTCCTTTGATGACCTCTTATTTGCATCCTTAATTACAGTTCTATTGAGTAACTTTGCAGATACAAATAATTTTAGTCTATCCTCAGGGGATATGATAGGTATATTATCAAAAGATCCTTGTAGCAGTGTATAGCCTTCAGATGGATAGCACTTAATGTATCCTCCCTCTCCTCTAGTCTCTATAACTGCCTTACCTTCATGGCTCTTGGCTAACTTTTTAGATGAAGATACATCCTCACATCTATATATCATGTGATAACCACCCGATACAGTTTCTTGCACTACAAGCTTTTTTAAGAGTTCCTTAGGTATCTTTGACTTAAATAGTTGCATAACTACCTCAGGCTGATTAGAGTTCTTTAAATCGAAATCTATGGCCTCTAGACCACCCGATGCTATGCCTGTACTGATACCAATTCCATCAAACCTAAAGTTATCTATCTCTTCAAGAGTTATAGGCTCATTGTGCCCCTCTCTTAGAGGTATTTTATCCTCACCAACTGGAACAGGGTTTAACCCATAGCCTAGGTACTCTTTAGCTATCTTTCTTCCGTTCTTCATATTCTTTTTGTAACCTTTTATTTAATATAAAATTCTTTGAGTGTGGCTTACCATCTTTCCAATATTCGGGGAACGCTATACTTCCTTCAAACATAATATTAAAAAATTCATATCCCTTAGGTGCTCCACTACATGGACTCATCTTATTCTCAGACTTAAACCAAACTCTCCTAGCTTTACCTCTCCAATCTCTAACTTGCTTTCCTCTAGTATCGTACCATGCTCCATCTTCACTATGCATTTCCCCTAGACTCTTATAGTAAGACACAAATTTATCACCATCTATCATATGTCCCTTAGATATTGCATATTCTTCCACCTCTAGTGGAGTAGGCTCTACAAATGTAACCACCTTCTTAGTGGTATTTATGTTAAGCTTATCTAGTAATTTTTGAATATCTTTTGGGAGTTCATCTATAGCCCTCTTTACCTTTAAAACAGTTGAGTCTGCCTTAGGTACTTTATTGAAGTGGTCGGGGAGTATAAAGTAAATTATATCGTTTACTTTTTTTACATACACGTACTCACTATTTATTAACTCTTTTGTACTGCCCCTAATTTCGTCTATAGATAATCTTAATTGCATACTAGCTATCTCTAAGTTAGGCATACATACCCCGACAATTGATATATCAGGGTATGTAGCTAAATAAATATAAAACAATTTAGAATTGTTGGATAGGTGTTGAAATATTAGGTTACCCCACAGCTTCCCTATCTGTATTGCCATAATTAAAATGGTAAATCATCTCCTACTTCTTCTTCCTCTTCAATAGGCTCTAGGTCTTTTTGTTTGTCATTACCACTATCACTAGAC